GGCAGGAGGCATAAACCACCAGCAATCCGGCGTGCTCTTGAGTACAGCCTTAACGACTTTCTTGACATCTTCTTCCTTCTTCATTTGTTGTGCTCCATGTGTTGACCGCATGTAACGTGAAACCCCGTAGGGCTTGGCCAGCCGCAGCTGGCTTCTCGTGTGCAGTCGGGCACTTCACAGGCCGCGACAAGCGAGTCAACGCTTTTGCAAAGCGGGCAGCCTACGATTGCTTCTGTTGAGTCGAATGGATTTTGTGAGTGCAGTACTTCGCCCTCTTGGCAAATGTTGTCACACTGCACGCACTTGTATCTGTTGCTCATCGTTTACCTTTCAGTCGTGCGTCAGGGCAGAACCCCTTCGCTGGGCACCATGGGCACAGGCCCGATGGCTTGGTCTTGAACACGCCGAGGTCAATCACTTCCTGCACCATGTCAAAGCGAGGCTCCAGTGCCCGCCACAGCGAGTCAAGGAAGCGGCGCTCATACGTAGCGTTTGTCACCTCGTCGAACTTGAGCCAGATGAACGATGTCTTCACCTTCGTCACCTGTGGGAAGTGCCAGAACACCATGGCCGCAAACAGCTGCAGCTGTGTCGGGTTCTCTTTGACCTTGCCTGTCTTGTAGTCGAGGCAGTACGCAGTGTCACCGTCAACGACCAGCACGTCAGCGATCGAGCGAATCCACACGTCCTTGGCAAACCAGTCCACAGGCTGCAGCTGGCGGTTGACTGACATCTGATGCTCGAACAGCTTCTCGCCATTGCGTGAGGTGATCTTCTGAACCAATGGACCCCAGCGCTCAAGCGACTGTTTTGCTTCGAGTGTGTCTTCGAGTGCGACAGCTGCTTCGGTGGCAGCTTGGCCAGCAACCATTGCATTGCCATACGCCTCCAGCACCTTGTGCACCCTGTCGCCATACTCTGACGCTTCGTTCATGGAGTTCTGCACGCGCTTGGACACGTACAGGTAGTCGAACTGCGCAGGGCATTGCTCGAAGGTGGACAGTCGGCTGAACGACAAGGGCATTGGTGTGGTCATGTTTCTTCCAGAGTTACTTTTGCGAGTTGCACGGTGAGTTGCTCAATCATGTCCTGAAGAATCCTGCGTCTGCTTGGCGATGGCTGCGCGAACTGCTCCGGCATAGTCACCACCACTTGTATCGGGCCATCAGTGCACCGTACGCCAAACCAGACTTTTGACTCGTAGTTGTGCGCGTCGTGATCCCACTGGACTTGTGCCCAGTGAGGCAAGCGGTCAGTAGATGAGTAAGCTATCGCCATTACTTTGCGTCTCCGTAGGAAGGTCCAACACCAGTCTCGCACGACACGGGGATGCTGCGGCACCACTTGGGTGTTAACGACAGGCACTCTTCCATGTACGCACGGGCTTCATCAAGTTCTTCATTCCTCACCACACAGACAGCCTCGTCATGGACGGACAGCTTAACTGGGTAGCGCTGATTGATACGTGCAGTTTGCCACATAACGATCTGCATTGCAGCATGTTGCGATAAATTTTCTACAACTTTCGCACCGTGCAGGTTCACACGCTGGCGACCCATGGTGTACGTCCAGTCCTTGCCGTCATGACTCAGCTCGTTGTACATCACACCGGGCTCACCGGGGCGACCGAAGCCATCCCACTGCGTCACAAACCAGCCGTTTACATCCACGTTGGTCATGGTGCATCCGTTGGCGATGTCTGGCAAGATGACCTTGTCGCAACGCTTCCACAGCTCGACCACCTTGTAGTGCACAGACCTGTACAGGTCCACGATCTTGTAGGCTCGGTCGAGGTCGATCAGCTCCACGCCGGGGTCAGAACGCTTGGCCAGCCGAACCATCTCTTGGAACCGCGCTGCTCCTGCACCGTACTGCAGACCCAGCATCGCTGTCTTGCCAAGGAAGCGCTCAGCCTTGTCCTTCTTCGTGATCTCTCTGCCGAACAACTTGCTGGCGAAGTCACAGTACAAGTCAACGCCGTTGCGCAGCTTCTCGGTCACGTCGTCCTGCCCAGCCAACGCCATCACTGTGCGCAGCTCGATGTTGGAGGAGTCACCCACCAGCACGGTGTATCCCTCGGGAGCCCGCAACGCATCACGCAGGCCCGCAGACGGGCCACGCGCAGGGATGTTCTGCCAGTTGATGCTGTTGCCGCCTGAGTAGCGCCCTGTGGTCTTGGCACCCCAGAAGTTGAGGTACACAGGCAGAGGGCCGCGCTTGGCAGTCTCCAAGAACTTCAGCGCACGTGTTTCAGCGATAGTCGTTTTGACTCCAAGGCGAGCCGCAACCAACGCCTGTACGTCCGCATCGTCGGACTCCAGCAGGTCGGTGAAGGCTTTGTCGGATTTAGCGAAGGCATAGGTCTCTTTGTCGGGGTTGGCTTTGCTCTGCTTCATCGGCGGGGTCACACCCAGCTCCAGCAAGCGAGCAGCGAATTTGTCGTTGGACATGATGGTCTCGCGATCAGTCACGGCTGTCTTGAGCAGCTGTTCCTTGCGCACCACCTCGTCGTCGTAGAGCTGTTTCATCTTGGCCTCATCGCCCACCAGCAATGGCTCTGTGAACATCCGCACAGTCATGTCGATCAGCCGCGCAGCCAGTGGCGGTGTGAACGGGTCGAACCGCTTGCCCAGCTCTTTGCACAGCCATGTGTCGTGCTTGCAGTACTCTGCGTACTCCTCTAATTCCACGGGATTAAAGTCGGCGCGTCGTTTGCCCAGCGCCTTGACCACAGCTGTGCCTTTGTCCGGCAGGTTGTACTGCTTGACGAGGTTGGCCAGTGAGTGCGATGTCAGGAACGGCAGCAGCATGCGGCCTTGACCGAGGGTGTCCATCCACAGCTTAGGCTTGATGCCGCAGCGTTGCGTCAGGATGAACCCGTCGAACATGGTGTTGTGGCAGCGCACAGCGCTGTTGGCCCAGTCGAAGTTCTCCCACAGCCAATGAATGGTCTCTTCGTCTGTGCCACTAAACCAGCGTGCCTTGTCGTCGTTCTTGATAACCGACACCCCGATGATCTCAAAGCGGTCGTCGTTGATGTACGCATCAGTCTGCATCTTGCTCAGACTGAACTGCTGGTCGTAGTAGGTCTCTAGGTCAACGGTGAGGATGTCCATTACTTGCCCTCAAGCTCAATAAGCAACTCAAGGTAGTGCTTAGCTTTTTCCAAATCTTTGATGCCATTCTTTGCTCTCCAGCGTGATACGTATTTGATGACGTTGCCCTCGAAGTACCCGATGCCGTTGGCATGGATGTACTCCACGGGTTGAATGGCCAAGTCTTTGTAGTGGTTGCCCGCCACTTGCACGTCGAGGGCACTCGTGCCGTTCGCGCCTTTGCTCAACATACTCTGCATAGCTTCTTCCTCCTCTTCAGTCCAAGTTGTTGTCACTAAGTCTGGGAACAGTTCAAGTTGCTGCATCGTTTTCTCCTGTGTTGATGACGTGAAGTGTCATATGCGCTGTCGCATACATCTGCTCCATGGCCTGCCGCAAGCGCAGGGCTTCATAGAACGCATTGTTGAGCTGATGCCGCAGGTAGCGGTTCTCAGCTTTTACCTGTTCGAGTTCGTAAGTCAGTTCGTCAATCATACACGTTCCAATGCAGCAATGCCAAGCTGCCGAACGATGACGTCTTGCACAGTCTCACCGTCTTTGACGACGAAAATAGGTGGTCTGCGCGGCCCACTTGCGCGGACTGTGTACTCGTCTTCTGGGCGGTATGTATCCATGCGTACCAGTGTGCCGTTTTCCACATTGAGAATCGTGAACTTCATCTGCTCAACGCCGTGGAAGATGTCGTCTAAGGCCCTAGATGGATGCGTCGACTCCAGCGGGCCAAGTTTGTAGCTCAGCTCAACTTTTTTACGCTCTTGCTGTAAGAGCGCCCACTCCACAATTTGTTTCTTAATCCAGTTCATTCGATCTCCTCTATGCGTACTCTGACGCGGATTGGTTTGGCTTTGATGTTGCGAAAGTGCTTGATAGACATGGACGCCGCAAACGCAGGTTCCCTAATTCTCCACAGCACTGGAATACCATCGTTGTCCAGCATTAGGCTCCTGCCGCCTGTCTTGACGGCCCATGCTTTCATGTCTCGTTTCATTCATCATTCCTTTCAAACGTAGGCAGTGGGCACCAGTGTGTCCAGCCGTCAGAGTCACGCCACGTACCAAGGACGGCAACGCCCAGCTTTCTGTCAATCAT